AGTGATTACCCTTACCTGCTTTTCAGCGGGTCGTTTCTGTCATCGACCGTAGCTATTAATAAAGGAGACCCTCATGCAGAAATGCAATCGCCGCGAGGCGATGGTCATCCTCCTCGGCGGTATGGCTTGCCTGGGCGGGTGCTCTACCCAAACAGGCTTTAAAAAGCCAACCTTACCTGAGAATTGCTACTGGGTGGAGTTTAAGTACGCTTGGTTCTGCATCGATTACGATGTGCAACCAGGAGACTTGGATCCACCGCGGCTTCCGCCGCAGAACGAAGGTACAGTCGGAGAAAAGTTTTCTTCGGTTGTCCCGGAAGTTCTCCTATGACTTCGGGTGTTATAACTACGGGGGTATTTAATGATCCCCCGAATAGTAAGTTTCACTACGCCAAGACGTGGTTGGGAACTGATGGAAAAACCATCACGGACCGATTTACGCGTAAGGACAGGTGGAACTCGTACGAGATGTCAATGGGTCGTATCCGGACTAATAATCCGAACAACCTAGGGTACAAGTATATGGGTGTCTACGGTGTGGTTGACAATCACACTTGGGACATCACTTCTGGTACCCCAGGAACGACCGGTTACCGAGCTAGCTCGGGTTCCGGAACCTCGTTCCCTTTGGCATTCCCTGACAGCGCGTTCAATTCCATTTGGACGCCGAAAGTGGAGATGGTACTCCTCTCAAGACTACTTAAGAAGGTTAAGGGCCACGAGTTAAATCTCGGTGTCTCCCTTGCTGAAGTAGATAAGCTGGCAGGTACGGTAACTAACACTCTAAAGACCTTGGCATTCGGCGCTGAGGACCTGGCTAAAGGAAACTTTGCCAGATTCGCACGTCGATTTGGAACCTCGCCGCCGTCTCGTGACGTAGTCAATAGACTTCGTCTACGAGACCCTGCGGGTCGGTTCCTTGAGATGCGGTACGCTTGGGCACCAGCCATTGATGACGTCTACGAAGCCGCTAAGGCTTTCGAGTCGCTCAGTAATGGCCCCAGGCAATCGGTCTTTCGAAAGGCCTACCGTATTGGTCGCGCTGGGTCGTACAATACAAATTATTGTTACGGCATTAACCAGCAGATCACGGTGAGTAAAACTTATCTCTTCGAAATGTATGAAGAGATGAGTGTAGCTAGGCAAATGGGTCTTGCAAACCCTGCGACTATCCTCTGGGAAAGGCTCCCATGGTCGTTTGTTGTGGATTGGTTCATCCCAATCGGCACATACCTAGAACTCATCGGCCAAGTACCATTTATGAAAGGCAGATGGCTAATGACGAGGAGTATGCGATGGAAATCATCGGGTACTTATGGGATGGGTCCTTTGACCCCTCACCATACGCCGGCGTCTCCGTTTGTCGATTGTGATTGGGAAAGGTTCGTTCTATCACGTTCCCCGATAGCAAACCCGGGCGTGCCGTTCCCCAACTTTAGTGTTGCGGGGGCGGTAGGCGGCAAGCGGGTGGGTAATGCGATAGCATTGGCTCAGCAAGTATTCGCAAAAGCTTATGATAGCTATTCCCGTCGCAGATAACTGCTAGGGACTTGCGAAGATGGTCCAAAAAGGAGCGTTTTCCTTGATAAGCACGCTATCGGTGCAAGTCGAATAACGTAATTAGCAACTGGGTCTGGTTTGCCTTTCCAAGGCGATAAAGATCTAAAACCTCACAATATGGAGTAAATCAGCCTATGGCTGCAATGACAAACATCCTTGTTAAGGATGACTCGAACCCCCTTGTTGAGCTGACGTTGGTCCCTGTATCCAACGCTCGCCCGAAATGGCGAGCGCAGGTTACGGGCGTGCCAATTGACGCTCAAGTGACGGTAGAACTGCTCGTCAACGAGAAGTTGGCGGACGGTAACTACCGGCGGGTTATGAAGCTCGAGGTCCCCGAACTGGAGACCCTCGGGACGGCGGGAACGTCAGCGGGATACGTAGCGCCACAGAAAGTGGCGTTCCGAACTCCGTACACGGTCTCCACGATCGCAAACGCTCGTGGAACTACGAATTCAGCGGCTAACGCCCTGAAGCTCGTTTTGGGCCTGTTACAGGGTGCTTCCAGCACCACTGCGACCGGTACCATTGACCAGACGGTGGCTGCGGATACTGTGAAGAACAGTACTGCACCGATTGTCCGGTTCTTCGTGTACGGTGAAGATCCTTTCTAGGATCTCCCCATGCGTGAGTTAATTCTCACCAACTGATAGCTAACTTTTATATGAGGTTGATTCCTTATGTTTAGGACTAAACAGTGGGATAGATGGATCTACCCCTTAGCGAAAGAGGCTGATGAAGCCTTTTGTTCCCTCGTAGCTGCAGAGCTGCGAAGCAGCGGAGTGTACTCTGACTATATGTCAGAGCTGGTCCATGCTGGGAAATACCGCGAGGTTGTCTTGGAAAAGATCCCTAAGGATCTTGACTTAGTCGATTATCGCGGGGCTACCCTTATTCAGGCATTATTCTCAAAGAATGGTGACCTGGACCTTGGATTCAATCCTCTGAAGGCAGCTGTGGAGGCGGCAATAGCCGCCGAACTGCAGTGCGGGAGAGTAAACGAGTACTTCGGACAGACTTGCCCCTATGGGGGCGTTGTGATGGCGATCGCGCTGGCACGACGTAAAATCAAGAAAGTCTTAGGGAAAGTCCCTACTCTTGACAGTCTCAGGTTCCACTTCGGGCCCGGGGCTTCCACGACGATCAAAAGAGCCGACGCTTGTTTCGAGAACAAGCTCGATGCTCAAATGGTGTGTAGTGAAGAGATGTTACCCGTCGTCGATCAGGTATTACGGGAATTTCCCGCATGGACGTCTTATCACTCAGCCGAGATGGCTGGGTTGGACGTCAGATTAGGTGATGATAATCACCTTCGTGTGGCCTCCTGTAATATAGTAGTCGAACCGGCTCGACTTATCTTCGTCGAAAAGAACGCTAAAACGCACCGACCTATATGCGTGGAGCCGTTATTAAACGGCTTTATGCAGTTAGGGGTGGGTAAATACCTCAAGGAGAGGTTACGCGTCCATGCTAAACAAGACCTGGGAGACCAAACTAGGAACCAAATCCTAGCTAGGTTAGGATCTCAGACTGGCAGGATTGCTACTCTGGATCTTTCTTCTGCCAGCGATACGCTGGCATTCTCGGTCGTGTTTGATCTCTTACCGGAGGAGTGGGTGAACCTACTCGCTTCCTTCCGTACCGGCCATATGGTCTATGGCGGCCGTGAATACGAACTAGAGAAATTTAGTTCGATGGGTAACGGTTACACGTTCGAGCTTGAGAGCCTAATTTTCTGGGCTCTGAGCTCTGCGTGTACCGAACTCAGCGGTGAAGATCAGTCCTATGTTAGCGTTTACGGGGATGACATAATCGTTCCTGTGAAAGCCGTCGACCTCCTTATGGCCACCCTCACCTGGTGTGGCTTCAACCTTAATCGGGAGAAGTCATTCTGGACAGGGAGCTTTAGGGAAAGCTGCGGTGCTGACTGGCTAGATGGCGAAGCTGTGCGACCCGTCTATAAAAAGACGTGCCTGACGCCTCAATGGCTAGCAGTGTTCCACAACTGGGCTTGGCACCGAGGGTATATAGATTCCCTTTGTGCTATTGCGAAGTCCTTCATCCCGAAGGATCTTCAGTTGTATGGACCTCCTGGTTACGGTGATGGGCACCTTCTAGGGCCGTGGAAAACGACCCGCCTTCCTAGGCATGAACGCCGAAGAGGGTACGAAGGATGTCGATTCGACACATTCCGCGAAATTCCGAGAACGGTGGAAACTGTTCCGGAAGTAGCGGCCTTGACAGGCATATATGACCTGTATGCAAACCCATCAGATTGGTGGGAATGCAGAGGAAGCAGGACTCCTGGGATAACCCCGGGCTCTGCTTGCGTCGAGAGGCACAGCATCTACACGTTTGCCAAGCGAGTTAGTCGCTGGTAAGCATCCTTATATATAAGGGCTCCAGGTAACTGGATGACAGCACGGAAAGACGGCTGGGGTGGTAGCCCGAAAGGGTACCTTTGGATCAAGC